CCAATGGACCATCCACCTCGGGCGTGAAGTCGAGAGCATCGACCCTGGCGGTGTACTCATCCACTTGCGTTGCGGTCCATGGGCCGGACAGATTTCCGTCCAGTTTTCGAACACCGATTAGGTGCTCGCCACCCGCGCTGAAATCTAGCGGCTCGGACGACGTCAGCAGCGTTCCCGACCCTGTAACCTTAAAGGCCAGCAGGATCGAGCTCTGGCAACGCCTGTCATCTCCAACGGCTGCGAAGCTCAAGTAGCCGCTGTTGCTGCCATCCATCTCGGTTTCCCAGGTGTAGATGTCGGTCCGGAACTTCTGGTGGCCACGCCGGCGCATGCCGAACCTCCAAGCCCTGGTCTCGTCGCTGAACCCGGGCATCTTGATCTTCTCGACCTTGGTGCCCAGATCGCCCGGCCACCGACATTCAACCGTCTCCCAGGCCCAGGTGGTGCGTGAGAATAACTCCACATCCACACCGTCGAAGTCGTTGATCGATGGCATGGCTCCGCTGATCTTCAGCATCTTGGTCATGTTCTGCGGCGAGTAGGTCTGCGTTTTCGGGCCGTAGGTCACGTCGAACGCGGCACGGGCGCTGTCCCGAACCGGGCGCAACAGGCCCCGGAAGGTCACCAGTTCGCCGAATCCGCACGCCAGGGCGTTGTTCACCATGTCCTTGACAGTGATGGTGGAATCCAGCGTCTCGTCGTAGGTGTCGCCCCGGGCAACGCAGGTGTTGTGGAAGGCCTGCCACTCTGGAAGATCCAGGTCATCATCCGTGTACCCGCGCTGCTTCAGCTGGTAGATGCACCAGGGCACGATGTCGCGGCTTGGCCCGGTACCGCCCTCCATCAACGGCAGGATACGTGTTGCCTCGACGCTGACCTGGCTCTCCGACTGCGCAGACAGCCGGTCACCGCCACGGATGTTGCAGGTCATCACCGTCAGTCCCGGGTAGCTGGTGGGCGAGTTCTGCATGCGCCCGCGCAGGTCCGTCCATGTGGCGTCATCCCTCGCCTCATCGTTGATACGGCCAGGGCGGTCCACGTACTGCTTACGGATACGTGCCTCGGCCCGCATCGCATACGGCAGCGACACGCGCTCGGTGAAGCCTTGGGCGTCAAGCGACCCGCCAACGTTCATCTTCTCGATGACCGTCCAGGCGCCAGCCACGTCCATGTCGCGGTATTCAAAGACGTAGTAGGTCGGAATCTCGTAGATCTGCCCCTCCCGACCGATACCGGCCAGGCCGTTGGCATAGGTGACCGTCCATTCCAGCTCGGTGACCTTCTCGTTGTCCGGGCAGCAGGCGAATGGCCCACGGTACCCGCCCTGCAGGTTCGAGGCGTCCAGCGTGATCAGACCGTTTACCGTCTGCATGGCGTTGAAGCCAGGCCAGCCTGCGTCAGTCGAGCCGGACGAGGTCAGGCGCTCAACCTCGAGCAAGCTCGTGCTGAAGGCCGTGATCCGGTACCGAAGACCACGGGGCCCTATGGTTGCGAGGCCCTGGCCCAGAGCCAGGCCCACCACAGGCGATCCGCCATCGTAGTCCAGCGTCATTTCCGCTGGCTGCTCGGGAATGGCGCTGGTCGTGGCCGTGCCAGTCACCCCGACCGGAGAGGATCCCAGGATCGTAGATGCGTCGGTCGCCGTGATGGCCTGCCCAGCGAACGGGGTCAGCTCAACGAAGCGCAGGAGCCCGCTGCTCTGCTGCGCCTGAAATGGCGTGCCGCTGAGCAGGGTATTCAGGGCAGATACAAGGCCGGTGAGGTCGGTCGTTGCCGTGTTGAGCGTGATCGGGTAGGTGGATGCACCACGGACCAGGCTAAAGCTCAGCGGGGTGACGTCGAAATCATAACGGGTTGGCGCAGCTGAGCCGGTGAGCGTGGACGCGGTGCCCGGGTTGGCCGGCACTGCTGGGCTGTATGGGGTGTAGCTGTGCACCACGTACAGGCCCGCATTTGCACCGGCCACCTCGATTAGCATGCCTGCCGTTGGGTTCAGCATTTCCAGCGGACCACGCACGATGTCGCGCCCCGCACCGCCATCGATCACCGTGTAGGTGTACGGAGCAAGCACACGGACGATGATCCCATTCGACCAGTCGGCCGGGAACTGGCCAGAGCCGGCCGGCACGCTGATCGTATCACCCACGAACTGGTACGCCGAAGCCGTGGCCGACCTGGTGAGGTCGGTGGCCACGGTCAGTTCCAGGCCGGCCGATCCGCTGGAGCTTGCCCCTACCTCTGGAACGTTGAACCAGTTGATATGGGCAGGATCCGCGGAGAGGTCAGCGCCCGGCGGGTAAATGGTGAACGTCGCGTCTGCGCCCAGGGAGATCAGCGGGGTTTCGCCCACCTTCACCTTGGCCAGCGGCACGTCGTACTCGCCTTCGCCGATGTACAGCAGCATTTCCACGCGCTGGTCACGCGGTGCTACGTGCGCCCGGCGCGGCTGGGTCAGGTAGGACGGATAGACCCGCTGGTGCCCGGCGATCTGGCGCACTGGCTCGCCCAGCTTGACCTTGTTGCCCTTGGCGCTGGCCTCGGTCAACGGGTCGCCCTGCTGAGTGCCGGCGCTGGATGGCATGCCCGGCATCTTGGGCATGATGGACTTCAGCACCGCCTTGGCTCCCTTGAGCAGGGCGAAGGTGATGGAGAACGGGTCGGTACCCTTCGGCTCGCGGTAGACCTGCAGCAGGTCGGACGGCTTGAACTTCACCTTGTGCCACAGGTGCTGCTCGATCACCTCATCGTTCAGCACAGCACTGATTGGCGGGCTATCCCGGCGCTCGTACGACGGGGCCTGGCCTTTCAGCCACTCCTCGATCGTCATGCGGCGGTCGGTCTTCCAGGTGCCGAGCGGCGCCGTGTCACTCAGCTTGTTCGGATAGAACTCGATCATCGGTAGTACACCACTTTCGGGTGGGCGGCCTCGAACTCGCCGGTCGTCCGGAGGCAGGCGCCGCCGGGGTTTGTGTCCAGCACCTTCAGGCGCCCTTCGCTCTCAACCACCACCCCAACATGCAGGCAGAGCGAACCGCGGAACACGGCAGCAATAGCCCCAGGCTCCGGGGCGCATTCCTCCATCCCTTGGCGCAGATCGTGATAAGCGCTTGTGTTGGCCCTGAGCTTGTTCTTGCCCACGGCGCCGAGGCTGGGCAGCAGCGGCAGGCCGAACACCTCATGGCGCACCGCGATGCACAGCCCCCAGCAATCGAAGGCAATAGGCCCCCGTGCACCCTCGCGATACGGGGCGCGCATGAATTTCTCGATCATGGTTAGAGGTACTTCAGGCCAGGTGCCAGGGTGGTGGTCAGCACGGTGCGCAGACCGTTGGTGTTGAGCAGATCGAAGAATCCTGCGGTGAGCTTGGCCACGTCGTCTTCATATTCCCGGCTGAGCAGCGTCATGCGGTACCGCTCCTGCGGGAATGTCAGGTCTTCGGCCAGATAGCGTCGAAACGTGATGATGAAGCGGTCGTCGGCAGCCTTGGCTTCCTCAACGACCTCCTGCACCTCTCCCGTGACGTTGTCCAGGCCCAGCACCAGGTTCTGGAACGCACTGTTGTCGTTCTTGGGCAGGGCCAGGTCCATGGCCATCGCGATGAAGGTGAGCGTCCGGCCGTCCTCGGTGGTGCACACCCGATCCTCCCAGCCAGAGCAGTAGCAGTGCGAGACGGTGCCGCCCTCCTTCCGAGCCTCGATCGTATCGACTAACTCCCCACGCCCCGAGGCGTAGCACTCTTCGATCAGACTCATCCGAAGTACTCCGTGTGCCATTTCTCAAGGATGGATTGCAGGCCGGCGTTGAACTGATCGAGCGGCATGCCCAAGTACGCACCGAGGTACTGGTCCTCGGTGTAGACCGGGCGCTCTTTGAGCTGCAGGACCGCCGAGTACCGCCAGCGTGTTATCTGCGTCAGGTCGGGTCCTTGGTAGATGCCCTTAAAGTGCGCCTGGTAGGTTTTTAGACCCAGCGGCGTCTGCAGCTGCATCTCGAACCACTCGAAGCCGTTGTTGATGGCCCAGACGTACCAACCCTCGAACAGCGCCGCCTCTTCCTGGCTGAAGTTGAAGTTGACCTTCACTTCGGTAGGAACGTAGCGGTGACGGACCCGGTACCGCGTACGCCCAGTGGTCATCTGGGTGGCTCGCATCGGATCCACCGTGCTCAGCCCATACCCCTCCTGAAGAGGAAGTGGCAATTCTGCCGGGTATTGAATCATTGCCGTTCCTCAGCTGAGGTTTGCGTTTAGGTGAGAGGGCTGAGGCCCAGCGCTTCCTCGATGCGTGCCATTCGCCTTTGCTGCAGAAGCTCTTTCTCGTCAGGCGGTGCGACAGGCTCGGGCACAGCTGCGCCCGGCCCGTCCTCGGCCTCTTCGGTTTCAGTGGTCATAGCTTGCTCTTGGGTGAGATTTACTGCGGCCCTGCGCCGAATGGCGCCCATAAAAAAGCCCCGAGTTAACGGGGCTTCTGTTTACTCCCTGGTCATCAGCTGGCCAAGGCTGTAGCCGGTGATTTGGCTAATTCGCCCGCGCCATGCAGGACCATTATGCTTTGACGATGGGATCTGTCCGGACGGGCTCCAGAACTTCGCATCAAGCAGATGAATGAATGCCGTGTTATGCGCTGGGCTATCGGAGGGCTCGTAGTAAGAGCCTCCCATCTCACGGAAGAATTTCCGCGTGGCGTCTTTGCCTTCTTCTTTGACGCCTTTCACAATTTCCTCTGTGTAGGCGTCAAAGAACTTACTACCGGAAACAAGCATGCCGGAAATCAGGCCTCCACCAACCCAAAGGGTTATAGGGATAGTGAAATCCTGCGTGCGGTTGGCATGAGTCACCAGGTGCTGCAGCAGCCAATCCCGGTCAATGTTGTCCGAAATTGGCTCTAGAGGGGCAAGCTTTGAAGATTCCTGTTCCATGTGAAAACCTCAATGAAGGATTTTCCAGTCTAACCATCTGAAATGGCCATATGCCACTCAGAAATAATCAGTATGGATTCCTCTTCCATCCATATGCTGCCTCGCCCGCATCAACGACGGGGCCGTACCCAGCGGCAAACTCGTCAGCGATCTGCTCCTTGACGGCCTGCACGAGCACCCTCAGGCGCCCGTCCGGATCGGTCCTGGTCTCCACCTGACTCTGGCTGTAGTTTTCAATGGTGACCTGATGGATTACCTGGTTGGTCTGCGATCCGCCGCTCTGCGCCGAAGACTGCGTCGAAACAACAGAACCACCCCCGCCAGCCACCGATACCCGCTCGTTCGAGTTGATCGCCTCCAGCAGCGCCCTGTTACGCTTCGTGGCCGCGGCATTCACCACGAACTCGCCGTCGCTCAGGCGAGCCATGATGCTGTCGGAGGTGCCGGTACCGGCGCCGGACACATAGCCACCGGTGGCGAAGCCAGGGAGGCTGACTGAGCGGATAGATGCGACCTGAGCCATCTGCGCCGTGAGCGCAGCGCCAGCGGCCGCTATACCAAGTGCAGGACCAACGATTGGAATGCCGGCCATTGCTGAGTAGGCATCACTCGCTGTTTTCGGGGCATTGATCAAAGCCTGAGCGATTGCCACGGCCTTCGAGACGGCAAACATCGCCTTATAGGCAGAAGACTGCTCGCCTGCAAACGTTCCAACAACACTGGTCAGGTCGCTGAACATGTCCTGAGCGATGGCAATTCTAGCCATGCTCATTGCCTGCTCGTTCCTCATGGTATCGGCGGCACGCTGTTGCTCAAGCTGACGAATTGTCTCGTCATATTGAGCAGCATTTTCCACCTCAAGTTCGCGGTACTGCTGGTACATCGCTATCCGCTGGTCGTACCACGCCTGAAGCTGAGCATTCTCCTCGGCCATGCGTGTCAGTTCCGAGCTAGGCCCGCCGACCTCTGCAGAAATCACAGAGGTATTCGGCTTGCCGCTAAAGATCTGATCCTTGATCGATGAGTCGATACCTGTCCTGGCAATGTTGCCAGCCGGCCCCTGAATACCAGTAGCTGCCGCTTTCTGAGCGTAGAGCTCTGCTAGGCTTTGACCTTTGACGTACTCTTCGTTGATCTGCTTCAGCCTGGCCAGGTGCTGATCCTGCCCCTGAACAATGGACGCATAGTTAATGGATGCCTGCGCCAATGCTTTGCTGTACTCACTCTGGCTGATTGCGCCACGGTCCAGTGCAAATTGGAGCTGTTGCTGCTCTCTGGTGAGGGAGCGCACCGCTTGAGCAGCAGGGTCGTATTGCCCATACAGCTTGGCGAACAACCCCAGCGCCTCGGATAGGCCTTTCTTGGCCTCGGCGGTAGCTTTTGCGTTTGCCGAACCGAGATCCTTAGCCGCCTTTTCTGCGGCAGCTTTCCGGTCCTTTTCCTCGGCGTACTGCAGCAACAGCTTTTCCTGCTCTGGCAGAAGCTTGCCTAACTCTCCAGTTTCAATGGCATACCTGACCTTGGCTGCCTCTGTGTTTTCCCCTTGTAGGGCGGCCTGCTTCTTCAGGCTGGCCAGCATTTTTTCGTATTCAGCGTTAACGACTGTGGCCGGCTCTTCGCCTTTTGGCTTCTGGGCGCCAATTCCGGCCGCTGACGACTCCATCTTGCTTACGATCGCTCTGATCGCAGTGGACTTTCCCTCTAGCTCTTTTATCTCGGCATCAATCTCTGCGCGGTCGTAGAACTTGAACTTGAAAAAGACCGTATCAGCCGGATTATCCTTTGCCAGCCTAGACCTTGCATTCTGCAGGTCACGAATACCGGCCATAGTGACGCTGAGTTCGTTGTTCAGCCCGGCTACGGTTTGCTTGTCCTTGCGGAAAAAGTCCAGAAACTCGCCGGAGTTGAACCCATCCATGGCGCGGGCAAGCGCTGCAATCCCGCCAGCTAGCCTACTGCTTGCCCCGGTAGCCTCGTCCAGCCTGCCGACCGTGGTGATCAAGGCGTTATTGAAAGAGGTGATAGCTTGGCTGACGGTAAGGG